GTGATGCTGCTATTGATACTGTCAAGTCTGGACTAGACCCGAATAAAACAAATGAGTATTCAATTGGTGGTCCGCAAATCAATGTAGCTGTTCATCAGGACAAACTAGCTGCTAGAGGATTCACTGAAGAGGATATGAGAGATCCTTTGAAGGCAATGATTATTGCTAAGGATGTCTATGATCAGCAAGGGTTTGGTGCATGGTCTACTTATACCAGTGGTAAATACAAAAATTTTAGTAAAGCGTCTGAAGGCTCTATTGGTCCTACAGGTGCTCTAACTTACAAAGATAACAAGGAAACCTACAGAACAGCAGGTAAGGCATTTGCTGATGCTGGATTCCGCGTTGGAGAACAAAGCGACTTTGATGAAGTAGACCCAGTTCATTCATCGAATAGCTACCACTACTATGACGAAGCATTTGACATCACACACCAAACAGGTGACTACAACGAATCTATTGCAAAGACAGGACGGTTACAGCAACTAATTGAAAGTCTCGATTTGTTTAAAGAAGTAATTGGTCCTCTCTCTAATGATCCCGACCATACAGAACACTTACATCTAGGAGGTTTGAAGCGTCCTATGACAGCTGAAGACATTCGACTTATTAAATCACTTAAGTAAATTATGAACGAAGAAGAGTACATTGAACGGGGGTTTAATAGCGAAGACGAATACATACAGTGGCAAGAAGAGCTAAAAGCTGGAGAGGAAGACCTGGCACAGGTTCGACAACGAATTGCTGCTATGGAGTCTGAAAGTGATACCAATGCTCTGCAGGATGATCCTCAAGAAGTACAAGCCCCACCACCTCAAGAAGAACCAGTCCCACAACCTCAAGTACAACAGGAACCAGTCGTAGAGCCAGAACCAACGGAAGAGCAAGATAAACCTAAGGGTTTGCAGTTGGGGTGGGGCCCTGACTTCTTGGATGAAAACTTGCCTGAGAACACAAAGGCTACTCTTGCAATGGCTACTGGTGTCTACGACACTATCTTAGATGGCTTATCTTTAATTCCAGGTGTATCACATAAGAATGTACCTAAGTTTGAAGATGAAACTACGCAGACGATACGGACGCTTTCAGCCGTTATTGTCCCTGCACTGGCACTAGGCGGAGGTGGTAGTGCTGCTATTGCAAGTAAAACTGGACACATCAAGCTACTAGCTGATCCATTTGTTAAGTGGCTAGGTAATACACTTTTCCAAGCTGGTACAGGAGCAGCTGTTGACTATGTTGCTGAAAGTAATCAAGAAGATGACAATCTCAGTGGTGTATTGAAAAAGTCATGGCCAAGAACATTTGGCTGGATTCCTGACGATATTGCGACTTTAGATGGAGATAGTCCTGATACTAAACGCATGAAGAATGTATCAGAGGGTGCATATCTTGGGGTGACTACGGATTTAGTTACTGGATTCGCAAGACTAATGTCGTCTGTAGGTTCTACGCACAGACTGCTTAAGCACGTTCCAGAAAACGAAAAGGCCAAGTCATGGTTTGCAAAAAACGTAGAAATTGACGCTACACCTGAAGAAGTTGTTGAACGCAGTGCTGCAAAAAGATTTGATAGTCTTGATGAAGTTGGTGGATACAACTTTGAAAAGTCAGTAGATTTGAATGAACGAGTATTTGGTTACACAGATAACTACGGTTATGAAGAAAGCGGAATCCGTTCAGTTGACGACTTAGGCATCGTTGGTGCGTCAGTTGACCTTGCACGAATCAATAGAAATATGGACACTGTTAATGGTCGTGTTGGCAGTGTTATGAGTGAAGGAGCACTAAAGTTTGCTCTTGAAGGCGTAGAAGAATCTGAGTCAGTTATCCGAGGTCTATCTTCGATACTGCAGGATGCAGGTGAATACGGATATAAAGCTAGTGATGGACGTTATGCATCCTTCAAAGAGATCCAAGCAGATGGTGATGCTATTGCTAATGATCTCTATGAAATGGATCTGCAAACAATGCATAGAATGTTTGAACCTGGAGGTGCCTACAAGAAAGGTGTTGATGCTGATTCACAAGTAGGTACTCTCACAAGCGAAGCATATTCAGGTGTAGTTAAGTCCATTAAAAAGTATATGGATGACTTCATCAATATGGATGATGCTAGGGCTCGTGCATATGTCAGTACATCATTTGCTGGTCAAATCAGTGATACAGCAGAGGGTATGCGATTGACAGAGGGTTCAGGGTCAATCGTTCGTGCACAAGAACAGATTCTTGATCGAGTTGAATTCCTGATGAACCAAAAGGCTCAGACTTCTTATGTGAGAGGTAGGGCGCTGAATTTGACGAACCTATGGAATAGGATGACTCGAAGGGGAGATCAAGCATTTGATGCTGCTTATGCGAAACGTATTGATAATGCAATTAAATCTGAAAAGAATTCAACTCTTCAGACACTAGAACGAATTAAGAATGAGACTGCTGAAACCGTAGAAGGTCTTAGACAGATCAGCAATAACAATCCTGAAATGTTGACACCATTGATTATGGCGTATGAGCTTACCAATGGTAATGTCAAAACTATCAACAGTCTGAATAATTACGTTAAACAATCTACTTCAGTTTTTGGTAAGGCATTTGTTGATGGTCAAGCAGAAATACCTTCAGTAATCAATACAGCATTCTATGCAAACGTCTATAACAGTGCACTGAGTGCTGTAGCTACACCAGTCAAAGCTGCTATTTCAGGTAGTCATTTATTGATTGAAAAACCACTTCGGACATTTGCTGGTGCGGTAATTACAGGTGACATAAAAACAGCCCGTAGAGCAATGTATCAATATAGCTCTATGGTTGATTCTATGAGGAGAGCTACTAAATACGCAGGTGAAGTATTCAGGAAGTCATCAGTTGATCCAAATGTCATTGCTGTACGTGATGATGTTGGTCTCAAAAACCAAGGTCAGTTAGATGTACTACGTGCATATTCTGACGCTGCAGCTCAGACAGGCAATTATGGTCCTCAAGTATTGATGGAGCAGATTGACGCTATGAATGATCTAGCAAACCATCCTGCATTGCGTTTTGGCACAAGGTCAATGCAAGCTATGGATGGATGGGTTCAATCAATGGTTGCTGATTTTGAGGCCAAAGGTAGAGCTTTCGATAGGATTACAAAAGGTGGAGAACTTCCCTTTACACCTGAAAAAGCAGATGAGTATTTTAAGGAAGCTCATGCTGCAATGTTTGACGAAAGGGGCATCATCACTGATAAGGCAGTAAGGCATGCATCCGGTGAAATCTCACTGAATTTAGACAGTGGATATAACGATGCATTTTCCAATCTAATCACTAGGATGCCTGTCCTAAAACCATTTTTCCTTTTTACAAAAACTCCACTAAATGAATTAGCTCTTACCGCATCATATAATCCGCTTGGATTGTTTGTTAAAGATCTGAATCAGTTTAAGGATAGCTTTGATGATATGCCTACTGAAAAGGTTGTTGATTTGCTGAAGCAGAGAGGTGTTGAAGTTACACCACTAAATGCAAGGGCGAAATACAACGAGATCAGGGCTGACCTTAAGGGACGTAAGGCTGTTGGAACAATTTTAACAGGCAGTGCAGTTGCATTGTTTATGGATGATCGTCTGCATGGCAATGGTCATTACAACAGACAAGTCCAAAAAACAAGAAGAGAGTCAGATTGGAAACCACGATCAATCAAAGGATTAGATGGTAAATGGTATAGCTACGATGGTTTAGGTCCAATCACTAATTATCTTGCTTTAGTGGCAGATATTATGGATAATTTTGATGCGTTAGATGGTAATGCTCCTGGAGAACTACTGAAAAAAGCAGCATTTACAGCGGCTGCCTCAATCACTGATAAGACATATATGGCTGGCATTGAGCCATTCCTTGATATTTTTAGAGGAGATGTAGGCGCTATTAATCGTTGGAGTAGTAGTTTCCTAACTGCAGCTACCATTCGTGGTTCTAGTCAGATGGCAGAGATTGCTAGATTGATGGATCCTGGAATGAAGGTTATCAATAACGATTTACGTGGAATGGTCTTTAATAGGGTTCCAGGACTTAAAACCACATTGCCAACTAAATACGATTGGATTGATGGTAAAGAGGTTAATGTACCTGATAATTGGATGGCAAGAATCAGGAATACATATACTCCTTGGAAAGAAAGTGGAGAAATTTCAGATGAAAAACAATTCCTTATTGACATCGAATACGACGCTACTGCGACTCTACGCACACACCGTGGTGATGTTCTGACTAATCAAGAACAGTCTGAAATTCTCAACGAGATGGGTAAACAAGGTAATTGGAAACGTGGAATCAGAAGAGTAATGGAAGGCACTTCTGGAAAAGAATTCAGAAGACTTATCAAAGAAGCTCGTGCTAAAAATGAACCTGTTGATAGGAAGGAATTCATGCAAATTCATCGTGCTCTTGATTTTGAACTAAACAGGGCAATGCTTGACGCAACAATTAGAATACCTTCTTATACGGATCTAATGAGACGTAGGGAAATGCGTCTGCGTACATCTGAATATGGTAGATATGGCGATACAGAAGGTGCGAAAGAATATCTAGATTCTGTACAAAGAGACTTTGGTTACTAACACAAGATGGCAATTACACAGAATACTTTTACAGGGGATGGCAGTACAACTGCCTACTCCTTTACATTTGAATATTTAAAAGCTGCAGATGTCAAGGTAAGTCTTGACACTGTAGATACAACTGCATTTACTCTTTTAAACGCCACAACTGTTAATTTCACAACAGCTCCAGCATCAGGGGTAAATATTCGCATTTATAGGAATACTGCTGCTGATGGTCTTCAAGCTACCTTCTACCCTGGCTCTGCAATTCGTGCGTCGGATCTGAATAATAATTTTACTCAGAATCTATATGTCACACAAGAAGCTGACTTCAATGTAACCACGGCTAATACAACTGCTGATGCAGCTACCACTACTGCAAACA